AGAATGATGACGATAGAATCATCATCCCTCTCATAGATCAGGATGGAAAACTATTTGGTTTCCAAGGTAGATCTTTAGACTTCAATGCGAAGATGAGATACATCACCGTGATGCTTGACGAAGACAAACCAAAAGTATTTGGTTTAGATAGAATGAATAAGAGTGAACCAGTTTATGTCACAGAAGGACCCATCGACTCCACTTTCCTTGGAAATGCTATTGCTATGTGTGGTGCTGATGTTGACTTGCGCTCTCTGGATTATAAGTTCGTATTCGTCTATGACAACGAACCAAGGAACAAGCAGATTGTTGAGAGGATTGAATCAACCATCGTGCAAGGTTACCCAGTAGTAATCTTCCCGAAGGGTATTCAGGAAAAAGATTTGAATGATATGCATGTCGCTGGACATGATGTACAACGTCTGGTAGAATGTAATACCTACCAAGGCTTAGAAGCAAAACTAAAACTAGCAGATTGGAAAGTATGAGTAACGGTATCAAAGTCGTCAAGCGTGACGGACGCTCTGAGGGTATCAACCTAGAGAAGGTTCATAAGATGGTAGACCTCGCCTGTGAGGGTCTTGCAGGGGTCTCTGCATCGCAGGTTGAGATCCAGAGCGGTCTCCAATTCTTTGATAATATTGAGACAAAACAGATCCAAGAAATCCTGGTGCGTTCTGCCAGCGATTTGATTACCTTGGAGACACCGAATTATCAATTCGTTGCAGCACGTCTGCTGTTGTTCGGTCTTAGGAAGTCAGTGCATGGACACCCCGAAGAGTTTCCACAACTGATTACACATGTACGACAATGTGTAAAGCAAGGCGTCTATGATAAATCAATCCTGAATAAGTATAGTGAAGAAGAGTGGGACGTGATTGATTCTTGGATCGATCATGACCGTGACTATCTGTTTACCTATGCTGGTCTTCGTCAAGTTGTAGATAAATACCTGGTGCAAGATCGCAGTTCTGGAGAGCATTACGAAACTCCCCAGGAAATGTACATGATGATTGCAGCAACTCTGTTCCAGAATTATCCTCAGGAGACACGTCTCGATTATGTCAGACGATACTACAACGCAATCTCAAAGCACCGCATCAACATCCCGACGCCAGTCATGGCAGGGGTCAGAACACCCCTTCGTCAATTTGCATCTTGTGTTCTCGTTGATGTTGATGACACCCTCGATAGTATCTTTAGCTCTGATATGGCTATTGGTTACTACGTCGCACAACGTGCTGGCATCGGTATCAACGCAGGCAGAATCCGTGGCATCAACGCTAAAATCAGAGGCGGAGAGGTACAACACACAGGCGTGGTCCCCTTCCTTAAAAAGTTTGAAAGCACTGTACGATGCTGCACACAAAACGGCATCCGAGGTGGTTCTGCTACAGTTCACTTTCCTATCTGGCACCAAGAAATAGAGGATATCATTGTACTCAAAAACAATAAAGGGACGGAAGATAATCGTGTCCGAAAGTTGGACTACAGCATCCAAATCTCTAAGCTATTCTACGAGCGTTTTATCAAGAATGAAGAAATCAGCCTCTTCAGCCCTCACGATGTACCAGGTCTTTACGATGCTTTTGGCACTCCTGACTTTGATGAACTATATGTTCGTTTTGAATCAGATGACACTGTTCCGAGAAAAACTATCAATGCTCAAGAACTCGTTCTTGATCTCCTGAAGGAGAGAGCAGAGACTGGTCGTCTGTATCTCATGAACATCGACCACTCCAACAGTCACTCATCCTTCAAGGACAAGGTGAACCTGTCCAATCTGTGTCAGGAGATCACTCTGCCTACAGATCCTATCAGTCACATTGATGATGAAGCAGGAGAGATTGCTCTGTGCATCCTGTCTGCTATCAACGTTGGTAAGTTGAGACATGTTGAGGACGTTGAGGAACTCTGTGATCTTGCTGTACGTGGTCTTGAGGAACTCATTGACTATCAGGAGTATCCAGTCAAAGCAGCACGCCGTAGCACCCTCTCACGCCGCTCTCTGGGCATTGGTTATATTGGTTTGGCACATTACCTTGCTCGCCACAAAGTTAAGTATGATTCTCCAGAGGCATGGAAACTTGTACATGATCTTACTGAGGCATTCCAGTACAGTCTCCTCAAAGCATCTAACCAACTTGCTAAAGAACGTGGAGCATGTGATGGTTTCTCTCGTACAAAGTATGCTGATGGAATTCTTCCAATTGATACATACAAGAGGGATGTTGATGAACTGGTTGCGAATGAACTGAACTATGATTGGGAAAGTCTTAGAGTATCTATCACCGAACACGGTCTTAGGCACTCAACATTGTCTGCTCAGATGCCATCAGAGAGCAGTTCCGTTGTGTCAAACGCAACAAATGGAATCGAACCACCTAGAGACTATCTGTCCGTTAAAAAAAGCAAGAAGGGACCGCTTAAACAGATCGTCCCGCAATACAATTCTCTTAAGAGTTCTTACACTCTTCTATGGGACATGCCTAATAACACTGGGTACATCAATGTTGTTGCGGTCATGCAAAAGTTCTTCGACCAAGCAATCAGTGGAAACTGGTCTTACAACCCAGAGCAGTATCCAGACAACCAAGTCCCTGTCTCAGTGATGGCAAATGACTTTTTGAATACATATAAGTACGGTTGGAAGACCTCTTACTATCAGAACACCTATGACGCTAAGAAGGATGCAGATGAAGACGTAGACACTAAGAGAAATGAATTAGAAAATCTCATCAAAGAGATTGTTACGTCTGAGGAAGACGACTGCGAATCCTGTAAGATCTAAGGTATATGGAATTTTTAAAAGGCACAGAGACACCCATGGACATCAAAGGCATGACGGTGTTGAACACCAATAAAGTTGAAGTTACAAAGCAACCGATGTTCTTCGGTGCACCATTGGGTATCCAACGTTATGACAATTTTAAATACCCTGTCTTCGATAGACTTACACAGCAGCAACTCGGATATTTCTGGAGACCTGAAGAGGTATCACTCCAGAAGGATCGATCCGATTACAAGACGCTTACTCCAGAACAGAAGCACATTTTTACCAGCAACCTTAAGTACCAGGTCATGCTTGATTCTGTACAAGGGCGCGGTCCTGGGATGGCTTTTATCCCATACTGCTCACTACCTGAACTTGAATCTGCTATGACAGTCTGGGAGATGATGGAGATGATCCACTCCCGTTCTTATACCCATATCATTAAGAACGTCTACCCAGACCCAACCGAAGTCTTTGATACAATTTTAGAAGATCATAAGATTTTGGACCGTGCATCCACGGTAACAGCAGCCTATAATGAACTCATTGATGCTGCTCAAAAGTATGGCACAGGTTCCATGTGGCAATCCGACTTTAAGGATAGCCCAACAGCACAATGGGAGATCTATGACCTCAAGAGAAAGCTCTACCGAGCGATCGTCAATGTCAATATTTTGGAGGGAATTCGATTCTACGTGTCCTTCGCTTGCTCGTTTGCGTTTGGTGAACTCAAGCTTATGGAAGGATCCGCTAAAATTATCTCTCTCATCGCACGAGACGAAAATCAGCATCTTGTCCTTACTCAGAACATCATCAAGAACTGGCACTCGGGAGATGACCCCGACATGGTTCGCATCGCAAAGGAAGAACATGACAATGTGATCCAGATGTTCAAGGACGCTGTGGATGAGGAGAGATCCTGGGCAGAGTATCTGTTCCAAGATGGATCTATGATTGGTCTTAACGCCAAACTCCTCACCCAGTATGTTGAATGGATTGCTAACCGTCGCATGAAGGCGATTGGTTTCGATCCTATCTATGACGTTCCTGCCAAGAACAACCCACTGCCTTGGACGCAGTATTGGTTGAACTCTAAGGGGCAGCAGAACGCACCTCAGGAAACTGAGATTGAATCCTACGTCATCGGAGGTATCAAACAAGATGTCCAAGCAGAAACCTTCGCAGGGTTTTCACTTTAAATTTGAACACCACTGGGGTGGTAAAGATACTTGGTATACCAAGGGCAAGAGATGGGCGAACAAACAAAAGTTCCCTATCAATCATCTTGCCCTTGGTTTTTTAGAATGGTTGTGGCAACACTGGATTGATGGTAAGGTAAAACTTACTATGACTGATGTTGATAAGCAAGCAGAGGAGATTGTAAAGTCCTGGGAGGGTGAAGATGGAGAACAATGGGATGTCGTGGAGGAAGGAGTATTTGGAGATGAAGGCTGGTCTATCAGAGCAACAAATAAAGCTTTTGACCGAGGGTCCGAAGAAACTGACTGACGCCTGGGCACTCCAAGCAATGCTCTACGATTATAAAGAAACCTTTAAACGGTATCAAAAGTAACACACCTGGTTGCGTAAATAGAATTGTTAGTATATACTAGCAGTACGTTCATCCATGTTAGCAACTCTGCTGGCATTGACCCTTGCCCATCATCAAGACGGTTCTCCCTACGGGTGGCACATGTCATGTGAAAGGTTCTTACAAAGACGAGTAGAAATCTCGGCAGATCCAAACCTTGATCTTCGATCAAAGTTGAATCTGATTGGATATCTCAAGTCAAAAGTAGAAGGTCAATGCGACGGGTTGTATACATAGGACGCAAGTAAGTCGCGGAACGGAGCGTTCATCCCATGTTTGACTTGTTACTCTACTCTGGTATGCTTTGCGCTGATGCTGATGCATTACTGCTCAGGATCAAAGCGAACAGATCAGAACTACCTCCACACATAGTTGTAGAGTTAGTGGAGACCGTAAAGGAATCTGTACCTGAGTGCAAATTTGACTGGGACGCAAACGACTGAAGGAACGGGGAAACGGATCCAGCGAAAGCTGAGAAGGTTAATTACCCACTTCAGGAGAAAACAAATGAACACACTTACAATCATCAAGAAGCAGATCGAAAAGGCATCCGCACTGCACGATGCACAGATTGCTATGACTGCCTATCGTGGCGTCAAGTTTGAGTGCAAGCAAGGCGATGCTAACGAAGTGCATGGCACTTACTGCTATCGCGGTCACACTTATCAGAAGTGATATGCTCGCACTCCAAGTAGTCGGGAGCGTATCCCTATTCAGTGTTGTATTCTGTGCCCTGATCTATGGAGAAATCCGCTTGTTAGCAAGAGGATGATGCCATGTTGAAGATCAGACTAGATTATGATCTTCCAGAATACGATTCAAACAAACACGATCCAGACAAGACGTTTGCCTTTCTGACGTATCGTGGTGTGCACTATGCGAAATGGGTTAACTTGAAACCATTTGGTATAACCAATTGGAAAGTTAAAGAACCCTAAAAGTTATCCCCGCTACATATAGTAGTCGGGGATATTTTTATGGATAAAAGACACCTAAAGGTGCTCATCCAGTCTCTAGAAGATCTCCTTGCCGAACTAAAAGTAGAAGTCTACGCAGACAAAGATGCTTACTTAGACGGCGAAGGATATTATCAGGATAGTTATGACGACGATGGGTACCCAGATTGATGAAGAACTTTATGAAAACCCCTGGATATTTAAAGGATCCCCTTTTTTATCTAAGGATATTAACGACATGTACGGTTTTGTCTACTGTATCACTAATGTCGTCACTGGTCGAAAGTACATCGGCAGGAAATACTTCTGGTCATTTAGAAAGCCTAGAGGTAAGTCTAGGAGAGTTAAGAGTGAGAGCGATTGGAAAAAATACTACGGAAGCTCTGACGAACTTAATCAAGAACGTAAAGAGCTCGGGAATCTATCCTTTAGAAGAACTATACTAAGTGTATGGAATACAAAAGGTCTAGTTAACTACGAGGAAACTAGACAACTCTTCATAAATAATGTATTATGTGAGAGTTTGAACGAAGAACCTGCGTTCTATAATTCAAACATACTAGGTCGGTACATGCGTAAGGACTACTATGGAAAAGGCTCCACAACATCTACGGAAGATGTGTGATGATATGGTTTACTGGGTCAGTGAACGTTGTGAGGAACTTGTAAGAGAGAACCGTCACAAAGACATGTACGCCCTATACTATGAGTGGTGTGAATTTATTGAAGAAGCAGAACCTGAACTATTAGTTTTATCAGATGATATGTCAGATGAGAACGAACAGCAGATATACGAGTACCCCATCGAAGACGATGGATTTCCAGAGGACTACTTGACATAGCACCAGTGGTCCTGTATAATTTTTAAGTTCACAGCGGACAGGACCATGACTGAGACTAAGACCGACATCATCGATCTCATCCACCAACTAGTTTCGGAAGGTCGTCTTGAGGAAGCGATTGAAATCTACGAATCAGTCAAAGAACCACAAGACAACGCTGAGGTATTCATCGAATACTGATCTACTGTCTCAGTAGCTCAGTTGGACAGAGCAACTGCCTTCTAAGCAGTCGGTCGTAGGTTCGAGTCCTACCTGAGACGCCAGGGAGATTAGCTCAGCGGTAGAGCATCTCGTTTACACCGAGGGTGTCACAAGTTCGATCCTTGTATCTCCCATATGAAAAAAATTGATGTAGACTATTTGTACGAGTGGGCATCTGCTCAGGACTTTCCTTTCCGCAGAGCACCTACTGCTGTGGGGTATTCCAACAGGGACATCTACTTCTGTTGGTTAAAGGGAACTCGTCATCATTGTGGTGTACGTACAAATATTATTGATGACCAAAGAATTATCGACATCTTAGAATCAGATGAAGTATTGCTGGCAACAGTCGCATACTTTGAACCTGGTACAGAACTAGGACCACACAAAGATCCACCAGTATACGAACAACCATACAGAAGAATACAGATACCTCTTTACGTACATCCAACTGATTGCTATATGATATGGCAGGGAGAGAAAGTGTACTGGAGAGCAGGAGAACCACAAATTTATGACGTGCAAGACCACGTTCATGAGGGATATAATTTTTCAGAAGAACCAATGATTTTTATGTTTGTAGACATTAGGAAGACCAATGACAACCATTCGCTGCAAAGCATGTAACACTACTCTTACGTCGCGACATGCTTACGATTATCAAACCTGCCCATGTGACAACAGGGCACATGTATGTGGCACCTTGATTGGTGCATACGATCTGACACTAGTAGAACAGATCACAGTTAAAGAAGAGAAAGACCTAGGTGTGGGGAAAGAGAACCCAAAGAAACGACGCACTAAATTACGAGACGTTGACATCAAATGAACGTAAATTCATATCCACTTGTAATCGATGGATGGTCTGTTGGCAGACTAGAGAGGGAGATCAAAATGTTCTACCCTCTTCTGGGTAACCATTGGATTGGTAGATACGACGAACCTGAGAATACTATTGAGAAGTATATTCAAGATTGCTACTCAATGTACTATGAGGAGAAGTATCCTACTGCTCAAGGATTTGAGTGGTGGTTTCATGTCTTTACTACTGAGGACAGGGGTATTGGATTTCACTCTGATCATGATGAAACCCATCGTCAGAGTGAGGGTACGATGAAGTATCCTTTAAGATCTACTATCACTTACATCAGAGATCCAAACCTCAGTCCTACTATCATTCTTAATTCACAGACTGGTAAGTATCCTAATGAGGTGAAAACGTTCCCACCAACAGAGATTGTGGTATCTAATCCTGATGATGGAAAACTTTTAGACTTTGATTCTAGATATCTACATGCAGTATTCCCACCTAACAAGGGTAGGATGACATTGATGTTTAACATCTGGGACTACCGTCCTAGGAATTTACCTAGGCATGGGACACAAGCAAAAGTCTATGATCTTAGATTCTATAAAGAAATAGCAGAACAACCCGTACCATATCTTGGTCCTAAGTATGATACTACATGTGATGTTGCAGACAGAAGAATTACTATCACTGGAAGTGATGACAAGACCGATGGTTCTACTTGGCTAGTGCCACAATAAATGATATAATATACAGACACGGGTCGTAGCTCAGTTTGGTAGAGCGTTCGCTTTGGGAGCGAGATGTCGTAGGTTCAAATCCTATCGACCCGATTTCCGCTAAGGAATATGGAAATTATTGAGATCACAGAAGCAGAGGCACAAGATCGTCTGGACGAACTGGTGGACAGTACAGAAAGTGGCACTGTCTATTGCATTGTTCGACCAGATGGTAGTAAAGTAATGATGGTCCCAGCAGACCCATCCAAAATTCAATTTGACGAAGATGACCTTGCCCTCTACACCCAACACGACGAAGCCCCCTAAGACTGAGGTTATCCTTGAGCGCTATCCGTATCGCTACATCCGACGCGGTACTATCGAACTCAATGGTATGCCTGACTACCGCATCCAGAAGTATGATGAGTGGATCAAGCGGTACAAGGACATGTACCTGCTCGATAACTCCGTCCAACTTGACTATGCTATCGAAGACTTCGAGTACACCAAGTGGTTGGACCCTGAAGGTGTTCCCTGCTATGTTCGCGATGTCGTGTCCTAAATAACTAAAAAGCTTTGTGTACATGGACTGGCAACCACATATTGTTGTGAAGGTAGAGCATGATTCTGCCGTAAAGACAGCAACGACTGCACTGAGAACATTCGACAAGGGTTTTCCTGGTAAGAAAGCGGTAGTGCATTACATTGGCACTAACGCCCAAGCGAGGAAGACCATCCAGCAATGGTGTGGTAAGGGTGGACATAAGATGGTACAGTATCTGCCATCTACTAGACAGTCTCAAATTCATTACACATTGATCAGGAACAGTAGAGTGCCATTGGTATTCATCCGTGGCACTGCAGTGTTCTATGAGGACATGACAGGATACTCTACCACCAAACTCTTCGGTGGTATGCTGTTACCTAAGCGTTATACAATCAAGGGTGATAAGACCAGGATTAACCTGGGTGGCATTGACAAGACAGTTGTCTTTGTTGCTGACCCATTGAAAATTAATGCTAAGCTCAATGAGTTGTCTGCATACTGGAATGCAAAGGAGAACAATCCTGAATCCAAACACAATAAAAAGTGGGATGCTCAGTGGGCAGTCATCGATGGTGTCATCTATCAGCAAGAATCTGGTGTGCTGAACCTACTCTATGCATGGGACAAGTCCCTTGTATCCACCTTCAACAAAGCAACGTCATCAAAGTATGAAGGTGTATTTGCTGGTAATAACTACCCAGATATGGTAGAATGGATGGAGAAGAACGGCGAAGATACTACTATCATTATGAAGTATATCAACGCTGCTCTCAACGACGACTGGGATGCTCTCAAGGGATCCAAACAGGCATACCTTGAGGACTTACAGGAGACGATCGTCTCGGAATGACGTAAAACTTGACCTGGTGGAGTCATCCCCGTATATGCCCGTGATGGAGACACGTTACCATACCTGGTCGGGATGGTCTGACCGACCCCTGGCGTTGTATG